AGTGTCCAAGGATTGCGTTAATTCTTTTTCTGACATAATCTATTTCTCCTGTCTGTAAAACTTTGTAAGCAAAGTCTCTCATGTAATCAGCATCTACTCCTGCATTAGTACAGACTTCCTCAAAGTCCTCAGCTGTCGTGCCTACTGATGCAAAGAACCAAGCAGATGCCCTGTCCCTATCTATTCTTGCGGTGGATGGCTCGCCCTCATAAGATGGCTTGGCTGCATCAAGCAATGCCTGAAGTATCACACATAAGAACAATGTACGTTCTGGAGAGCCACCGTCTGGGCGGAACTCATCCAAGTGAATTGTTATCTTACTACCTTGCACCACGCTTGTCAAGCCACGATTGCGGTATGCCTTCTTTTAATTTGCAGTACATGTAACCGTGCTTATCACACCAGTCACCATACGTCATCTTGCCGCCCTTGTATAGCTTACGAGTTGGGTTGTCAAAGACAAACCGAATGTCAAGGTCGGGGTGCTGTGCCTTAATGAACAGGTGTTTCTTCCTGTCCTCAATCATAAAGCGTCCCTTCACCTCAAGGATAACTCCATTAGGCAAGAAGAAGTCTGGGATGTAGTTCTTATCCTCACGCCATTCATAGGCTAGCTTCTCTTGCTCATACACAAACTTAATCTTCTGCTTGTGCAGCTGCTGTGCAGCCTCGTACTCAGAGTTTGATTTGTATTCGTGGTCGTACTTCTTTCTTTTGAATTTCATTACACCTGTACTTCCTCAACGTCTGGGGTCTTTGCCACAGTGGTCAAGTAACGTACTCCATTAGAGTATTTGAATGCTCTCAGACCTTGGCCACCATTGGCGTCAGACCAGCATTTCTTTTTAAATGAACAGAAGACACAGCCGACTGCAAGCTTGCGGTTGCCTGACTTGCCATCTGCCGTGTCGCTGTAGCAACGAGCAGGGGCTGCGTCCTTAGTAACCATGTCCTTGAGATAGCTTACTCGTGAAGGTGCATCAATCATTTCCATATCGTGTACTGGTAAGATGCACAACTCACTACTGTTCTTGTCGATTGCAAAGAAGGCGGCTTCCTTACGATTGTTCTTCGTGGCATAGGCACTAATCTGTGCAATGTAACCGAAGGGGTCGTCGTCTGTAAGCCGTGCCTCTTTAAACTTCTTGAATGCGAATGAAGACGCAGACTTAATATCCACAAGCACATCGTCAATCACGCAGTCTTGGTGGCCTAGTACGCCTTCTACCATTACCTCGTCCTGTGCTTCTGTTACTGTGTGGCCTGCTGCCTTAGTCAAACAAATCAGGAGAGCCTCAAGGACATGTCCCATAAGGAACTTAATCTTAGTCTGCCCATTGATAGACTCTCCTTCTTCGCCCTGTACTCCGTACCAAATCTGACGGTCTGGCTTACCGATTGAAGACAGGCGTAGGTGTGATGCACCTTTACGCTGACCCTCACGGAGTATAGTTTCGACTGCCTCTCGCACAAGGCCGCCGACTTCTTCTAATGCCTCAGCAACATGAGGCTGTGTGACATCGACACCCTGTTCAAGCGTCTCGTAGATGTCTGGAATCAGTGTGTCTAATGTCTTTGTCATGTGTTACTCCTTGAGTTATAAGTGAACGCAGCAGGATTCGAACCTGCGACCTACAGCTTAGAAGGCTGTTGCTCTATCCAGCTGAGCTATGCGTCCGTTAGTTACGCTTGGTAGTCTTACGTATCTTTGCTACTTTCTTTTGAACGTATTGCTCTTCGTCTGCAAAGAAGTTATGTAGCCCACGTAATAGACGAAGCTGAACTGCCTTGAGGATTCTGCCACGTGGGAAGAACCAGCCGACAATAAAGCCAAGACCTAATGCATATAATGCTACAAGTGTAGGTGCTAGTGTTGTGTCCATAATAATCTCCTGATAAAGGTGATGGAGTCCCCGTCCCGTATCCATCTTCAGCTGCCAACTATCTGAGTGCAGCCCCCGTGCTTTACCTATCTACTTAGAAAGGAACTTCGTCGCTTGCCATCTCCTGGATAGGAGCAGCAGCAGTTTCGATTACGTCAAAGTCTTCTGACGCTCCACCAGCATATGCAACAAGGTTAACTACTTGAACCTTCTTGAGTAGTGGAGATACACCAGACTTGCCATTCATCTCCCAAGCAAACGGTGTATACATTACATTACATACACTGCCGTTGCCTACAAGCTGGTCGAATGGCTGCTTCTGTGCATCCATAACTTCAGGTGCTTCGTTGGTTGAGCCATCACGTCGGGTTGTCTTCTGACGAATGTGTACAAAATCTCCACGCTCGTCGCCTTTGTTCTTGATAGTAAGTCCATCTGCTTCAATGGCTTTGCGGTTGTTGTCATCCACAATCAAGTCCAAGCCCCACTCTGGTTCGTATGTTGTGTTAGGTGCTTGTACTGATGCCCAATAAACTTTACCTGATAATACTGTCATATTTTTAATCTCCGTTTTGGATTCCGTTTGGCTTCCGTTTCGCTAAGCATTATTGCCGTTGCGAGAATTGTATAATGCCACACCCTTAATAGAATGTCAACACTTTATTTTCACTTTAGTGAGTATCGCACCAATTTGTGCCAGTCTTATACTCACAGTCGAGAGGACAATTAACCTTGAGGGATTCCTCTGTCAGCTTCATTGCCTCTTTAGTAATAGCACCGAAGGCTTCTTCCTGTCCCTTACGTACTTCGAATTGGTATTCGTCATGTACACTTGCAACAAGGTTGAAGTCCAGCTTTGCTTTAGTGGCTAGGATAATAATAAACTTAAGCCATTCCTTACATACGATTGCACCAGCACCTTGCAATAGCAGGTTGAGTGCAGCATGTTTGTTTCGTATGGTAAGGACACGACCATCCAAGCCAATAAGATAACCCCTGCCAGACAACTTGTCTACCTTGGAGCGTAGTGCTTTCAGGGCTGGCATGTTGTTTAAGAAGTTATCAATCAGACGCTGACCATCCTTGGCTGTGCCATTGACGACCTGTCCAATCTTACCAGCACCAGCACCATACAAGAAGGCATAGATAAATGTCTTTGCGTTGTCTCTTGTAGGTAAGCCTGCTGCTGTTTGGTTAGCGGTATGAACGTCACCCTCTACAACTTCTTTGGTGTAGGCTTCGTCGTTCATGTAGTGTGCTAACATTCGTAGCTCAAGTCCCGATGCGTCAGTACCTAGTAGTGTATAGTCGTCACTAGATACTGTCCACAATGCCCTGCACTCCTTACCATAAGGTGAGTAGACAGCAGGAACCTGTGCCATGTTGGGTGATGTGTGAGCCATACGTCCTGTAATGGTACGTAATGTAAGCACTCGTCCATGCACCTTGTCGTTCTCGTCCGCCGCTTCAATCCATGATTTGATTTGCGACACACGCTTCTCAAGTAACAGATACTGTGCAATCAACTGAGCCTGTGGTATGTCTACAACCTTAGACAATACTTCTTCTGAGACAATGGCTTGTCCCGTCTCAGTGTATGCATGTGGCTTCCATCCAAGTGCCATGAGGCGTTCAGCAATCTGCTTACGTGAGCCTGGATTGAATACTGTTACGTTATCCTTAAGTCTCTTACCTGTCTTCTCAGATATTCTAATCTGTGTGATAGGCTTGAAGACAACCTGTAGTTCGTTGTTAATCTTTGATGACTCGTCAGACAACTTAGCAACAAGAATCATAGCTTCTTTCACGTCAAGTGTGAAGCCGTTCTGTTCTTGCCTGTCAATCACTGCACGAATCTGATGCTCAAGCTTAATGCTACGAGCAGAGAAGCCCTTGAGTGTAGGGACAAGAGCCTTGTATACCTTAGCTGTAAGCTCTACGTCTCTGACGCAATAGGTAAGCATCTTGTCTGTGTAGCCTGAGAAGTCGTGGAAGTCTAGCTTACCAAAGCCCAGTGTCTTACCCCATGCATCAAGTGAATGACCACCGTCACGCATTGGGTTGGCAAGCTGGGACATGATAAGTGTATCACGTATCTTAGCTAGTGGTATCTCTACACCAAGCAATCTCTTTAGAACTGGAGCATCGAAAGACACGCCATTATGCATAACAATAATATCGGCAGACTCAATGAGTTCTTTTGCATGGTGGATATAGTTTGGTTTATAAGTATAAATACGTTGGTCATCTAAGTCCTTTGCTACAATACAATAAATAGTAGTAGCATCTAGGCTGTCTGTCTCAATATCTACTACTAATCTTTTCATATCTTAATACTTTCTTTAAATTTATTTATAAGTTCTTTATCAAACAGGCTTTGTATGTTTAACAAGAACATCTTAGATGCGTTGTGGTCGCCACCTGCTATCTGTCTAGGGTTGTCCATCAACTTAATAATTTTTTTAAGATTGTCAGTCTTAAAGACAAGCGTAGCATAGACATCATCGTCTATACATAGGTTGTGAAACCAATAGTCTGCTTCTGTTGCCGAAAGACCAGATGGTTTCCCATATGACATGTATTCGATTGCAATGTTGCCAGTGCTTGTCCACATACCACGCTCTGATTTAACCTCAACCTTTTTATCTTGTAGCATCTCAGCTACCATACTTTCCCTGACTTCGCCATACTCTAGGTCGAGGTCAAACTTCTTTCTATCTTCTATCGAAGGCTTCATACTTCAATTAACTCCGCTTGTTGATAAGGCACGTGGAAGAACTGTTCTCCCTGTAGGATGCGACCACCCTGTGCTTCTTTGACTTCTGACTTGGCCACTGTGTCACCACTGATACGCCATGCCGCTGTCATGTCTGGTCGTATGATGTAGAAGTGTAACACTCCTTTGTCACCGACTGCATTGATAAGTTTGTGTTTGCGATAAGGAATACGAATCTCTTTCCAACTTGGATTCCAATCACCTTTCCATCCATACTTTATCTCTGCCTCACTTAAGAAGTTAGTATAATCCAATTTGCTTTTAATGTCAACTGAAAAATCTTCTTCGGTATCTAGGATTGTATGTCCTTGTGTGGATAAGTAATCTACCACCCACTGCTTAGCCTTGTTGTCTGAGCGTTCATACCTCTCTCGTGAGAAGGGAATGTTTACGCTACCTACGATTGGTTTAAGCTGTGTCATAAATAATCTCCTTTAGTCTTTGAATCCAAACTCTTCT